TCCACTTCCGAAGACCTCGCCCCGTTACTCCCCAATCGCTGGGCCGCACCCGCCCGCTGAAGTGACGAGCACCCTCATGTCAGCAGGGACGTCGTCATACTCACCGGTTCACCGGACGCTTACGAATGATCGGACACCGCGACCGCACAGCCCCTTTGAACGCGTCGGGGTCGTCCTCGTATTCCTCCAAGGCGCCGGGATCGAGGAACGCCTCGTAGTCGGGCTGCTCCTTCAGCCACTCGGACACGGCTGCCTCGAACGCCTCCCGAGCCGTATCCGGCGTCGAAGCGAAGGTGGCAAAGTACTTCGGGAAGTGTGTCCGGATCGCGGCGAGTACCTGGTTGATGTGCCCCCGCTCGTAGCCGCGGTCTCCGAGTTCCATTTTTCGGGCGTCTGCATGGTTGCTTCAGTACGAAATATTGAGTTCCAGTCCCTCCAGGCATGAACGCGGTGCGGCTCCCTCTTCGCACCCGCGCGGGAGAACCACTCGCAGAGGCGAGTTGGGGTCCCGTTACTCAAGCATTACCGCAAACATGAAGTCGGAACCTGGAAACTATGACCCCCGAGCTACCCAAGCGCCCCCGCCACTCGGAAGGCGACAATCGCAGCTGGTGCACACGCCATCGCAAGGAGTACGAGACAGCCCTTCGACTTCGCGGGCAGATACGCCCGCTCCGGAAGGTCATCAAAGGCGTTGTCCGTCACCAGCGGCGCGGCGACTGGCACCGGGGCATTCTGCTTCGCGGGCACATCGGAATTGAACACGATCCCGGGTTCGTCGGAATCCGCAGGGTAGAGGTGCGCCTGCACGACCGGAATCGAGTAGCGGTAACCGATGATCTTCTTCACTTCCGCCTTGTGCGGGTGGCCCGCGTCGAGGAGCGGCGCGACTTCCGGGGCGTAGTCCTCCGGCAGGAACCCGATCTGCATGCCGTTTTCGATCCGCACTTCGACAGCATTGCGGCTGTACTTGTTGTTCGGATCGCGCACGAGGTAAACGACGTCCCCATCCGCCACGAACTTCCGAACGACGGCGTCGCGCCCCTCGTAGGAGACACCCGCGACCATGAAGTTCATCGAGTAGACGGGGCGCCGGCGCACCCGTTCCGCACGCTCCTGCGCCTTCTCTTCTTCACGCTCTCGCCGCTCGGCGGCCTTTGCTTCCGCTTCGACTTCCTTTCTGTTGACGACGGCTTCCCGCCTGGCTTCCGGCGGCAAGACCTTCTCAATGGCGGAGTAGAGTTCCGCGCGCTCCTCGCGCGTCACTTTGCCGTCTGCGAGGATGCGTTCCAGCGTGGCGACGAGGAATGCAATCGCGGGCAAATCCTGAGTGCGATTCGCTTCGAGCCAGGCCTTCAGCTCGCCGATCTCTTCGCTGGTAAGCACACCGTCGGCCGTTACGCTCTGGCAAAGGGCAAGCAACTCGGCCCCAACAGCCGCCTGGAGTTGCATCTTTGTGAGCGACACACGTGGCTTCTTGGGTGTCATGCTGTATCACTCGCTGGTCGCGAAATGTGAACCGTGCCGAGCCTGTTTCCCTGAGGAGTCGAGCGGCGCCCATCGTGCGTTCGCGGGTTCCCCGGGCCTGGCAATTCCAGCCTTTCGTCCGGGCCGTCTACCGCCGAAACCGCTCGACGGTCGTGCCGGCGTCGCCGCGGGACAGCCGCCACCCCACCGGGAAGCGGCTCACGAACTCTTCTTGGTGGCTGACGAGTACCACACGCTTCAGCGCGAGCTTGTCCTTCAGCCGGTGGAGTTCGTCGGCCATGCAGCGCAGGCCGTCCTTGTCGAGCGAGCCGAAGCCCTCGTCGATGATGACGCTCTCGAGCGGTCTCGCCTGCGTGCCGGAGGTGGCGAAGCGGCCGATGCCGAGGGCCACCGCCACCGCGACGCGGAACTTCTGCGAACCGGACAGGTAGTCGACGGCACCTACGCGGCGCCGGTGTGGAACGAGGTCGAGAACGTCAAGGACGTGACGCTCAACCTCGAGGCGGGCGAGGCGGACGTGACGACGCGCGGCAACGCCGGCTGGCGGGCGACCGTGGCGACGCTCAAGGACGGCTCCATCGAATTCGACATGGTCTGGGACACCGAGGACGACGACTTCGCGGCCCTCCGCGACGCGTTCCTCAACCGCTCGGCGGTCGAGCTGGCGGTGATGGACGGCGACATCGCCGCGACCGGCTCGCAGGGGCTGCGGGCCACGTTCGCGGTGACCAAGTTCAGCCGCAACGAGCCGCTCGAAGAGGCCATCACCGTCAGCGTGACTGTGAAGCCGACGTACTCGGAGAACCCGCCCGAGTGGATGACCGTGGCCTGATCACCCCAGGAGTTCCCATGCGATTGCCATTCGCTGTTGCCCTGCTCGCCCTCGGTGTTGCGGAACAACTTGGCGTCGAGCCCGAGTTTCACGCTCATGTGCGACCTCAGCGAACCGAGTTCTTCCACAGGGCCGGCAGTTGCGGCCTCTCGGCCTCGAACGCCGGGCCCATGAACGGGCGCGGGCGGTAGCGCGCCCGCTTCGGGCCTTCGCGCGTCTCCAGCGTCGTGTCGCCGCCGTGCTCCAGGAGTCGCGGCGCTTCCGACCCGTCCTTCGTCAGCGTCGGCCCGATCACGACCGACTTGCGGCCGGCGTCGTCGACCTTCTGCTGCACCGCAGCGCGGTCGAAGAACCCGCGCTTGGCGGCCTCGAAGCTCAGCCCGATCATGCGTCACCGCCACGCGCGGAAGGTCAGGGTCAAGACACTCGTGAACTGGCGGAACTCGTCCAGGTGTTCCGGCGCGTACACCGGGGCGTTCTCGACTTCGGTGCAGCGGGCCTGCGGGTGGCCGGCCAGCGGGTGCGACCGGAAGTGGTCGGCGATCTCCTCCACCAGTGCCATGAGCGCATCGAGGTTCCCCGGCGTCGGGTCGAGCTTCTGCTGCACCGCGACGTCGACCTGGTAGTCGAAGCTGTCGCGGTTGCGGTCGAGGCCCTTGCTCGCCACCGACCGCGGCACCACGCTGACCCGCAGTTCGGTCATCTCCGACAACTCGAACTGCGGGAGGTAGTGCCGCTCGGCGTGGAGCGGCCGGCTGAACGGCGTCGCGTTCAACTGGGCGACCACGGCGTCGGCGATCTGCACAATCGTCGCGGGCATCAGGCGGTTTCCTTCGGAACGATTGCCCGCACCACCTGGAGGATCAGGTCGTCGATCGGCGTGCCGGTCGCCCGGACGATCTCGGTGAGGACCTCGCTGTGAACGATGGCCCGGAGGATGGGCGCGGCCTCGCCGGGGTTGGCCCCGCCCCCGCGCAGACTGAGCAGTTGCCGTAAGAAGTCGAGCATCACTCCACCCCCACTTGTTTGGTGTGAATCCGAAGCAACTTGCGATACACGCCCGACCAGCGCCACGCCGGCTCCTTGCCGGGGGCCATCACCTCGTACACGAACGTTTGCGAACCAACCGTCTCGCGAACCGTGTCACCCCGCTCGGGCAACACGGTCGCAGTACCCAACACCAAGTCCGCCGCGTGGATGAGGAAGTCGCGGTCGGTCCACTCCATCCGCACGCCGCCGTAACCGTCGTCGAGTTTCAACAACGTCCGGCCGATCGTGGCCTGCACCGTCACTTCCTCCGCGCCGCGTCGGTACACGACCGGCCGCGAGGCGTGTTCCTTGAGCATGTCGGCGAGCCAGTCGGAACCGGTTCGGAGCAGATCGGGCATCGCGACCTCACGGAGTCAGCCGGGCGCGGACGGTGGCGTCGGCCGCCGCCGCGGCGCGGACCACCTTGCCGAGCAGCTTGTTGCCGGCGGACACGTTGGTGGCGACGTTGGCCGCGTCGTCCCAGTAGATGAGCGCGCCGACGGCCAGCACGAGGCCCGCGAGCTTGGTGAAGTCGAACACTCCCGTGACCGCCAGCGCGCCGGGCGTGTTGGCCGCGATCGGCTGCTTGGCGACGCCGATCAAGTCGCCCTGCACGACCACCTCGCCGGCCGCCACGTCGGCCGCCGGGGTGTAGTCGATCGCGTCGCCGTCGTGAACGAACACTGCCTGGGCCATTGGTTCCACTCCTCAGTGACTCGGGAGGTGACGCCCCGCCCGCTTACGCCTCGCCCGCTCGCGCCTCGTGCGCTTACGCCTCGCCCTTAGCCTTCACCCCGCCGCGGGGGTCCTGCAGCGCGCACCCGAAGTCGTGGAACCCCCGCATCTGCACGCCCAGGACGTCGAAGTCGGCCTCGGCCGTCTCGATCGTCGGGGCCTCCTGGCCGAACCGACCGACCTGCCGGTGATCGAGGTCGCGTTCCTGTACGGCCAAGTCGTCGTTGATGATGTCGCGGCGGTCGATCGAGAGCATGAGGCCGTAGGTGTCGGCCTTGTTCGAGTACGTCTCGTTGCCGAGCGTGCCGTGCTTGAGTTCCCCGCCCGGCGCGACCTGCTCGTACTGGTCCTTGCCGACCAGCCGGTAGCTCGTCACCGTCTTGAAGTCGCTGACGTTGCGGACGGCGCAGACGTTCCGCCACGTCCGCTCGACCGAGAAGAAGCCGTCGAGCAGGAACTTGTTGGCGACGTTCGACAGGATCCCGCCGACGTCCACCGTGGAGAACCCGGCCTCGACCCCGCGGCCGAAGGCGTAGCGCAGGACCGTGCGGTGGTCGCGGAAGTTGCGGCCCGTGTAGCCGTTGGCCCACGCGGCTTCGAGCAAGAGTTCCTGCAGCCCGATCCCGCCGCGGAACCGGCGGGCCGCGAGGTCGAGCGTCTGGGCGTCGACCATTCGCTCGACGTTGTCGATCTTCGCCGTGAGCAAACAGGCCGCTTCCAGCACGGTGCCGGTCACCGGCGCGTCGCTGCCGTGCACGATCGGGGAGCGCGGCCGGGTCGCCCGCAGGACTTCGAGTTCCGTGCGGGTCGCGTCCCAGCCGTCGCGGATCGCCTGGGCCTCGATCTCGTGGAACCGCCCGGCACAGATCCGGCGGACGGCGGCGATCCGGTTAGTCTCGACGACCGCCCGCGCCCGAACTTCGTCGGCGGTCAACTCGGGCACGGCGGACTCGGTTTCCGTTTCGGTCGGCACGGGCGGGTCTCCGGCGTTCTGGTTGGCGGCGACGCTGGCCGAGGTCCGGCCGTCGGCCCCGAGATCGACGAAACTGATTTCCCCGAGCGTGGCTTTGCGGACGACGTTCAGCGGGCCGCTCAAGGTCTGGCCGTTGACCAGCACCTGCTGGTTCTCCTTGACGAACTCGAACTCCTCGACCGACGCCCCGACCGACGCTTGCCACGGGAAGCCGTTCTTGGCCGAGGTCACCACCTCGCGCGCGGCGGGTGTGTCGCGGGAAACGATTCCGGTCGCGACGAGTTGCCCGTCCTCGACCCGCACCGCGTCGGTGTGGCCGACCCCGGAGAGCGGGTCGTGACCGAACCGAATCGGCCGCGACTGCGACGGAATGCCGATCCAGGCGAGGTCGAGGACGACCGGGTGACGCCAGCCAGCGACGCGCATGGGCGCGCCGGTATAGGCGACCATGCGGAACCGGGGCAGCGGCGCGGCCCCCTCTCCCGCCGCGGCTTCCAGGTGGATGGTCGCGGTGGCTTCGAGGCTGAGCGTCAGGGGCGTGGCCGGTTGCTCAACCGGCCGCGGCGACGGCTTCGTCTTCAGCATCGTCGGGTTCCTCTGAAGGCGGGATCGGTTGAGCCTGTGCTGGAGTCAGCCCGAGCGCGGTCACGAGCGCGATTTCCTTCGCGCGCTGCCGCAGCTGGGCTTCCCAGTCGAGGCCGCGGCGTGCGTACTCGTCGGCGAGCGTGGTGGTCAGGTTCGCCAGACGGGTGGCCTGGGCGCTGGCTTCCTTGGCGGGGTCAACGTGCTCGTGGCCGTCCCAGAACCACTGGTGCGGCCAGTCGGCGAACGGGCCGAGGTCGGTCGGGAGCAGGCCGGGGATAAGCGTGGCCTCGTCGAACCACGCCGCGAGGATGCGGTCGAGGACGACGGCCTCGAGGTGCGTCTGCTCGACGCGGATCGCCTTGAAGTACGTCTGGTGGTCGAGACGACCGGAGGCATAGTTGTAGCCAGACGAATTTCCGGCCGCGACGTTGAACGGCATGTTCAGACAGCGGGCGATCTCGTTGAGAATCTCCTTCTTGAACTCGGCGTAGGTCGTCGCCGATTGCTCCGCGCACGGTCGGCGCGCTGTCTCTTGGGAACTCGTCGAACCGGCTTGCTCGGCTTCGAATGAACAGTAGGATTAGCTGCGGAATGCGAACTCGTTCTTCTGACAGTGTGTCTGTTTGAATGGGCCTCGGAGAGGTGGCTGAGTGGTCGAAAGCACCGCTTTGCTAAAGCGGCGTGGGGGTAAAACCCCACCGCGGGTTCGAATCCCGCCCTCTCCGCTTGAAGGCCAGTTATGGATCGCCATAACTGGCCTTCTTCGTTGAGTTTATGACATTTCTCATTTCCAGCCAACTTTGCTGCACCCTTGTTTTGTCGTATTTACTTGTCGGATTTTCACGCCATTTTGTCGGATTTCTGACATATCCGACAGCGATTCAGCCCTGTATAGTGCATTTTCGGGGCCCGCTAGTGGCGACGAGGGCATGGGTATGGCAAAGACAATCCTGTCTTGGAACGACAAGGCACAACAGTATCAGAGAGAGCTTGGCAAGCGTCCGAGCAACGGCAGGCCGCACCGCTTCTATCTCACTGACGATGAGCGGGCGGCAAGGGCCAACGTCGTCCGGCTCGAAGGCGTCTGGCAGGGCGTCGAGGACCGCTGGAACGAACTGAACGCTGTAGGCATGGCCGACACCGCCACGCCAGTCTGGGATGACACGACGCTCAAGATCGGCACGGCGGTCGGCAAAGGACTGTTCTTTCTCGACCTCGATCCGCCGGACGACGTGAAAGACGACGACGATCTGGCGACGTGGATCGCCGACCTTCGTGACTACTTCCCTCAGATTCAAATCCGTCTGAAACCCGAAGTCGCAGCCGCCGCAAAAGAGGGAGCAAAGGAGCGTCTCGAACTGGCCGCGAAGGACGCCGAGGAGGAACAAGCACGTCACCGCAAGGCGATGCGTGAACTCAGGGACTACGTTGAGCCGCACGAAGGGAAGATCAGAACCCAGGAGACGCTGCACGACGCCCTGGATGCTTATGTCGAATGGCTCCACCTCGAACATCGGGACGTGGAAGGTGCTACCACCTCCACCGGCATCAAGCAGGGTGAGCGAGCCATCCGGGTCAAGAAACACGTCAAGGACATGCAACTCTCGGACTTCGGTCTGGACGAGATCCACGGGCTTTTCGAGTATTGGCGGAAGCGACCCAGACAGGTGAACGAGCAGAAGACCAACGGCAAGCCCTTCAGCCACAGCCTGTGCAAGAACACGATCACGCTGATCAAGCACTTCATTCGGTGGCTCCACAAAGAGAAGTCGATGCCCTGGAAGAAGCCGGCGGATCTGGATTTGAGCGAGCGGGTGAAGATCGTCAAGGACACCGAACGGAAGTTCAAGGCCGAGACGTACAAGTTGGACGAGGTCAAGATTCTCTGGAGCTACGCGACGACCTTCGAGCGAAAACTACTTCTGTTCGCGCTGAACTTCGGTGCGTCGATCTCGGAGAACGCGACGTTCGACTGGAAGCATGTCGAGGGTGACTACGTCAAGAGGCTACGGCCAAAGACCAAGGTCTATGGCGAGTTCAAAATCTGGCCCCTGACGGCCCAAGCGATGGGTGAACGGAAGACTGAGGGCCGCGTCCTGCTGAATGGGAACGGCAACCCGCTCCACAGCCGCGTACAAGGAAAGCAGTCGCGTCAGATCAAGAATGCCTGGGATCGGCTGCTGGCGCGGGTCTTGAAGCACCACACCGATTTCAAGAAGATGGGTTTTCACGGCATTCGTCGTACCGCCATCCAGTTCATCCGCGAAGAGTCGGACGGCGAGACGGCGGGCGTGTTTGCATGCCACGGCAAGCCCGTGCCGCAGGATGCTCAACTTCATCTCTACAGCAATCCAATCTTTCCGAGGGTCTTCGAGGCCCAGGACAAGGTCTGGGCCAAACTGTCGGCCTTCATGACTGACCTCGGTGCAGACGTGCTTCCCAGGAAATTCAGCCCGGAGACGATTCGCGAAGTTCGGCGGCTGAAGCGTCAGGGAGTGAAGACCAAGGTGATTGCCGCCCAGTTCGGAATGTCTGTGAATCAGGTCAACCGATACGCGCGAAAGAAAGACCAACGTCCAGCATCACGCCCACATGAGGGGTCTGGCGACAAGCAATCGCGACCCACGACATGAGGGCCGGCAGCCAACGAGGTCATCAATGTCAGGCGACCACACGCAGACGGAGAAAGACAGACAACGACACCTCGAAGAGGCTGCCCGCCGGCTGAACGCCTTACCGCTGCGATGGGAAGACAAGGTGGAAGCTTGGCAAGAGGAGACTTCGCTCTCGGAGACGACCTTCGCAAAAATCCTCAAGCGGTGCGGCGAGTTCGTGCCTGAGTGACTCAGCACCGCGCCTTCTTCCTGCGATCCACATGGCGGATCACGTCGTCCAGCGAGGCATCGTCCAAGGCGGCGAGTTTGCGGAATGCCTCGGGCCGCTCCAGCACCCGCTCGCTGATCTGCTTCGGAACCTTTCGCGCCAGCAGCAACAACTCGACCTCGTCGGCGTCCAGGGCGGCGGCGAGCTTGCGGATCAACTCCTCGCCAGGGTAGAGGGCATAGTCCAGGCGTCCCGATTCT